ATGCTGTAAGAATATCAGGATTTGGCACAGCAGCCGATAATCCTTCGTTCGTTTCCGGCACGAACTATTATACCGGCTCTGCGTGGAGTGGGGCAGTGACAGTGGCCGGCACAAAAGAAGCCACGATGCGTCCAACAGGAACCACATCTGGTGTAATTCGATATGATGTCACCAACTATTCTTCTGGATATTTGCCAGCCGGTCCCGATAGATCTGGAGACACAGGATCTCAATATTTTACTTTTGTGTTCCGCAGGACACCAGTTTCTCAATTTTCAATCACAATGACCGGTAAGGTATCCGGCATGTGGATAGCAGCACCGGGATCGGGAATAGACTCAGCGGCATCCGCACAGAATGGTTGGTTGAATTGTTCCACACAATATGGAGGAGCAGGAGTGCCATCGGTGGGTTGTGCAAAGACAGGATCAGACGTGGTATCTTCTGGCACAACGTATTCTGCTAAAGTCTTTACATTTACTTTAGGAACAGAAAGTTTAGCCAATTCAACAGGCAACACCTGTCTCGTAAGAATTAAACTAGCATCTGGTGACAGCGTCACAGCGTTATCAGTGGGAGTAGCGGCATAATGTCTATCACAGAATCACAAAAAGTCGATTATCTTTGGAAAAAAGTTGGGTATGCTGCCACCAAAACCGATACCGGCACACTCAAAGATGCAACCAATGAAGAAATAGCATCACCTTTATTAATCAGAGGAGATAAAACTTGGAACGAAGCTAGCCAAATACCTTCAACCAAACCGGCATCCACTAGTGGCGTGGTCACAGTTTATACCACATCTGCTCCAGTAGAATGTGCCACTATAGCAACTGCTTCAACTAGTAGATCATGGAAAACTAATCTTACAGATTGGATATCACCAGAATTCAGTCCGGTGGATGGCTCCTATCTAGTTAACGTTTATATTCATACTGCAGGCAATGCCGGCACTGCTGCTGCCTCTGGCACACAGGTTCTCGGTGCCGGATCAGGCAACAACGACGAATGGTTTTTTGATTATCAATCTGGAGTATTGCATTTCATAGGTACTAGTTTGCCCAACGGTGTTAATTTTACAGGCAAATCTGTTTATATCTCCGGAGCAAGGTACACAGGCACAATAGGTCTACAAAATCTAGTAGTGAGAAATACTGTACAATTTGAAGTAGAAGACAATATTATATTATTGAACAGCGGCGGCAGCATCGGCAATGATGCTGGTATCATGATTAATAGACAGTCTAGTGGAAATAATGCGGTGTTTTATTGGGACGAGGGCTCGGACAAATTTAAAATAGTGTTGTCCACATCGGATGGCAGCACAGTGACTAATCTTACAGATACAAATTATGTAAGAATGGCAGGCGCTGATCCCGTGGACGCACAAGATTTTATAACATTGAATTATCTAGCCACAGCACCCACAGTAACACTGGGAGATTTTTCTTTTTCAACCAACAGAATTACTCTACAAAACACCAATGCTGATTTTGAATTAGACTCTTCTGGCACAGGAAAATTTGTATTATTAGGCACATCAGGATTGGTTCTACCACAAGGCGACACAGCATCTAGGCCTTCGGCACAAGCAGGAGTTATAAGATATAATACACAAACCAGCAAGTACGAAGTTTCTCAGGATGGCAGCACATGGACTGCTCTAAGAACTGAACAAACTTCTAGAGAAGTCATCAAGGATGTGTTCACAGGGGACGGCTCTACTGTTACATTTACATCTCCCAACGTGTCCACGGCTCCAGAAAATGTTATAGTCTATATCGATGGTGTGATGCAAGAACCAGATTTCAATTACACCACAGATGGGTCCACCAGCTCAATAACCATCACAGGCGGAGAAGCTCCGCATGCAGGTGCAAGAGTAGTTGTTATTAGTGGATTTGCTGACGCACAATTTTAATAAACTAGTATACTGTCTTTTTTATCCTTAGGCCCAATTACTTGGAATTTGAACATTACCAATCGTTCAGACAAACTATTGATCACCCCAAGTTCTGGAATAACTTGTAAATTATTTTCATCTTGAGTCATAAGAAAATGATATAATTCTTCCCCATCTGCCCACCATGTTTTTATACCAATCATGTTGTAATTTTGATCTATCTGGATGGGTTTTTTATATTTTTTACAAATATCTATTACTCTTGCAGTGAACTCATTTATTTTATGTACTAGATCTGGCCTTGCTTTCAATGTTCTTTCAGATCTATTACGACAGGTCGCCGGCCATTCTATCATGATGTAATATTTTAATTTTTGCATTTTATTTCTTTTTAATATGTTGATTGTAAAAAGCTGAAAATTCTGTTTCATCCATTTGTTTAAGATTTGTAACATCATTAAACACCGTAATTTTATTACCTTTTTTAAGTCGAACAAAAAGAAATACAGTGTTAGGATATATTTTTAATATAGCTTTGAGAGCAGGTGTTTCTTTCTTGGGTTCTAACATAAAATCAAATAGAGCCACAACAGGACTGCCAATCCAACACGCTGTGGCCAATGCCAGTATTTGTTGTGAACAATCTAGAGGATCAAAATTATAAGGGTCAAGATCTTCAAATAACGGAAGACATTCTATTTTATTGTAAAAAACATATTTGGCATACTGATTTCGAGGAGCAATTATTGTGGTTTTTTCTGCTCGTTCTCTCATGAGTTTATCCAGTTGTTCTGCATTGTTTACGCAGGAGTAATCAGCTTGTTTGTGCAGAGCATGCTGTCCTGCAACAATTAAAGTATCAAATCTAGCTGACAGGTTCGCAGACAGGTTTTGCGGTGTTAATTCGCCTAGATCACCCACAATTGATATAATTTTATTTGACATAATATACTGTGATATTTAACGGTTTATTTTATCACTTATACAATAAATAGTAGGTAAAAGTATTTAAAAAACCAAGGGTCAAGCATGGCAATCGGACGTATATCAGGACAGATGTTAAAAGCCAACCTATTAAGGTCGGGCACAGATTTAGCATTCGAAACAAATTTATTAGTATTAGATGTTACCAATTCATACGTGGGTGTTGGAACAGCGTCACCAGCAAGAAAATTACACATCAGCGACACAGGAGCAATAAGATTACCAGGAGGATCAGATGCTCAAAGAGGAGCAAGTGCCAACGGAGATATTCGATACAACAGTGACCGAAGTATTATAGAAGCTTATGTGGCAGGTGCCTGGGTCAACTTATCATCAGCATCGGCATTGTTGGATGCGGACGAAAACACAGGTATAAAAGTAGAAAGAAACGCAGACGAAAATCAAATTCATTTCTTCACAGAAGCGTCAGGCGACGTGGCGCACATCAGGAGCAACGGCAACATAGAATTAAACAATTTACAAATTTCAAATCAAACCATCACAGGATTGGCTACCAACCTAGACATAACCATCACTCCAAACGGAACAGGACAGGTGGCAATGACCGCTGTGGACATTGCAGGTGGAGAAATTGATGGCACTGTAATTGGTGCCAACTCAGCAGCCGCTGGTACATTCACCACTGTGGATACTTCAGGCAACGTGACAGTGGGTGGTAACTTGACAGTGAATGGTACTACTACCACAATTGACACAGAGACACTATCTATTGAAGATCCTTTGATCATTTTGGCAAAAAATAATTCAGGCGGAAGTGCCAACACCTATGACCAAGGTATATTATTCAACAGGGGATCATTCTCCAACGTGGCTTTCTTCTGGGACGAGTCAGCAGACGAGTTTGTATTTGCAACCACATCAGCAGAGACAGGAGCCACTGCAGGTAACATCACTGTTGATTCATATCAAAAATTACACGCAGGCATCATAGTAGCAGGCACATCTCTAGACACAGGTGCGATCAAGGCAGTGGATGGCACAGCAGCAATCACTATTGCTTCTTCAACTGGTGTTATCACAGCTTCTACAAATTTAAATGCCAATGCAGGATTAGACATTGCTGCAGACTCACAATCATTCACAGTGGGTGCTTCTGCAGATTTCACTATCGCCCATGATGGTACCGACACAACATTAGACAACAACACCGGAATATTAAAAATAGAAGGTGCTGCCAGCAGCTCTATACAAATCAATGCCGCAGGTGCTGATGTTGACACGCAAATTTCAGGAGACTCGGTTGCTGCTTTGTTCTACGTAGATGCAGGCAATGATAGAATTGGTATCAAAGACAGCACGCCAAGCTACACTTTAGACATTGGTTCAGCCACAGATGCAATATTATTACCCAAAGGCAACACCGGAGCAAGACCCACTGCTGCCACAGGTGTTATAAGATTCAACACACAAACAGGATTGTATGAAGGATCCGAAGATGGAACCAACTGGGTGAGTTTTGTACTCACAGATGGAACCACGCCAGCGATATCCAAATTGTCAGCCACGGGCGATGGATCCACCACATCCTTCACGAGTTTCTTTGCATCCACCCCAGTTTCAGCTGCCAACGTGTTGGTATTCATTGACAACGTGCATCAAGAACCCACAGAGAACTACACCATTGCCGGAACCACACTCAATTTCACATCAGCTCCACATCCTGCTGCTAGAATATATGCATTGATAGGATTTGACAGCAGCAACGGTGGTAGCGGATCAGGCAAACTGGACATAGCAACATTGAAATCCATAGCGGCTGCCTCGGCAACCTATGCCGCTTTCCAAGCTGCTGTGGCTGCACTATAGTGGTCTAATACCGCAAATTTAAATATATTACATAAATATCCGTGCAGTAGAGATACTGCGTAGAATTAACAATCATGCGGGAGATATGGAACCATGACAACAAGAAACTTTAGAGTCAATAACGGACTATCAGTAGGTGATGTCACTATTGACGCAACTACAAATAAAATTACAGGATTATCCGTGACAGCACCATCCGCGGATGGCGATGTTGCCACTAAAAAATATGTGGATGATCAAATTGGCGCAATCAACGCCACGTCAATATCACAGGGCAATACCAGCGTCACTGTGGTGGATTCGGGCACGGGCACGATCACGACAGTGGTAGACGGAACCACTGTTAAAACCCAGACATTGGCACAAACGCTGTTCAGTCACAATGTTAGAATCAATGGAGATTTAACGATAACCGGCACAAACACAATCATTAATACTACCACTCTATCTGTGGAAGACAATATCATAGAATGTAATAGAAATGTTTCTGCCAATGCTGCCATGCCAAATTTATCGGGATTAAAAGTTAACAGAGGTGAATTATCAACAGCCACAGAACAAGACATATACTGGGTGTGGGATGAAACATTCGCCGAAGATGCTTCAACCATATATGCAACACCAGCGGGTGGTGCATGGACTGCTATGAGAGCACAAGGTACTGCAGATCCTCTTTTTATTAACTCCACTGACGGAACACTGGTGGACATAAGATGCAGAGTAGTAAACGCTACGGCAACTTCAGCTCAGTACGCGGATATCGCGGAGAGATTTGCAGCAGATGCTCCAATGACCGAAGGCGCAGTAGTTATGTTAGGTGGTTCACAAGAGATCACAGAGACGGCACAAGAATTATGCGAAACTGTTTTTGGTGTTATTTCTTCAAAACCAGCCTACATGATGAATTCTGGTGCAGGTAATAATGAATCACACCCTTTTGTGGCTATGACTGGCAGAACTCCTGTGAGAGTTATCGGCGCAGTTAACAAAGGCGACAGATTGGTATCATCCAGCGTAAAAGGCACTGCTAGAGCTGCTAAAACCGGTGAATCAATCAATCCTTTCCACGTCATTGGAAGAGCTCTTGAGAGCAAATCTGATGAGGGTATTGGAATGGTAAATTGTTTCGTTCAAGCGAAGAACTAATAAGTAAAATACTTCCTAAGTAGTTGAAAAGGGCCGAAAGGCCCTTTTCTCGTTTATAGCATAAATATCTATACTGCGGTCCACCGGCAATGTAATCAGGTGGTGTGGGGATATCCTCACTAACATAGAACAGGGAGCTCGATATGGCCATAGGCCGTATATCTGGTTCAATGTTGAAATCTAACCTGACTAGAAACGGGGTAGATCTGGCATTTGAAACCAACATTCTTTATCTGGACGTAACCAACGCACGGGTGGGAATTGGGACCTCTGAACCTTCCAGTGCTTTACAAGTCGTAGGCACCATCACAACCAACACATTGACCACAGTGGGAGACGATTCCACTCAATACGGACTTAACATCACTGGCAACAATATATCCACATCCAGTAGCAACAGCAACATTGTTTTGAATCCCAGTGGCACAGGAGCCATTGATGCAAGTTCCAGTAAAATTATAAATGTTACTGATCCTACCAACGACCAGGACGCAGCAACCAAACATTATGTGGACGGTGCCACTCTTGGTTTAGGACCAGGCACAGTGGTGAGCATATCCGCAGGCGATGGGCTTACGGCATCTCCCAGTCCTATCACATCTTCAGGTACTATATCACTAGATTTTAACACCATAGTGGCTCGAGTGGTTGGTGATGACAGCACGGGCACAGATCTTCGAGTGGGCGAAACGGTCAAGATAGCAGGTGCCGGTGGCATAACCACAGCAGTGTCGGGAGATACCCTAACCATCACAGGTGCCAACCAAGCACAAGGATTAAAATTTGTGGGCGATGATTCCACAGGCACACAGATCAGCGACGGAGAAACAATAAAAATTGCAGGTGCTGGAGGAATCACCACAGCAGTGTCGGGAGATGTATTAACTATCACTGGTGCTAATCAAGCACAGGGTATAACAGTAGTTGGAAATGACAGCACAGGCACAAGAATATCAGATGGTGAAACTTTACAAATTGCTGGCACAAGCAACATCACAACTGCCGTGTCGGGAGACACCCTGACCATCACTGGCAGCAAGGACATAGACATCAATTCAATTTCATCAACAGATTCCACAGCCATACAGATCAACGACGGATTAAATGTCAGTGGCACATTGACCGCGAACAGTGGCTTAGTTGCTAATGGCATCACTTATCCCACCACAGACGGTACACCCAATCAAGTATTGGCTACCAACGGCACTGGTACATTAAGTTTCACAAGTTTAAATTCTTTTGCAGGCATCACTTTTGTGGGTGATGACAGCACCGGCTCTACAATCAACACAGCAGAAACTCTAAAATTCGTAGGCAGCAATAATATCACAACTGCTGTAATTAATGACACTGTTACCATCACAGGCAGCAAAGATATCAATGTTAATTCAATATCTTCTGGAGATTCATCTGCCATACAGATCAACGATAACGTAAATGTGTCAGGCACTTTTAATGCCAAAACCATTGTGACCAACGATCTTATATCTGAAGACAGCACTGCTATCAATGTGTTAGATGGCTTGAATGTGTCCGGCACACTGAGTGCTGATGTATTAGATGTGAATGAAATATCATCTTCGGATTCATCTGCTATACAGATCAACGATGCTGTGAACATTGCTGGCATATTGAGTGTGAGTGGTAATAAAATTTCCAATGTGAGTGATCCAGTTGCCAATCAAGATGCTGCAACAAAAAATTATGTGGATAATCAAATTTCTGGTGTGTCCACTTCATTCTATGTGGAAGATGGCACATCTACTATTGCCACAATAGACTCAGGAGACACTTTAAGGATTATAGGATCAGGAGGAATTACCACATCAGTATCAGGAGATACCCTAACAATTATTGGTTCAAACCCTGCACAAGGTATTACATTCTTTGATTCTGCTTCTACAAGCACAGCAATACCCGATGGAGGCGCCCTACAAATTACCAGCGGAGAGGGTATCAGCACTTCTATCCTAGGAAATGTGATAACTATAACAAATACTTCGACGCAGCTGGAAATCGATGGCGGCAGTGCTTATTCAGTGTACAATGCCATTTCCGAAGCGTTGATCGATGGAGGAACTGCTTAAAATGGCACAAATTAGACTACGAAGAGACCAATCAGCGAACTGGACATCACAGAATCCCACCCTAGCTGCCGGAGAAGCTGGTTATGAATTGGACACTCGCCGAATCAAAATTGGTGATGGTGTCACTGCATGGAATAATTTGACCTATGTAAGAACAGAATTCACGATAGCAGATGATGATTCTACTTCAGAATCATTCTATTCAGGACGAACACTGAATGTAAAAGGAGCTGGTACAGTTAGCACATCATTGATTGATGACACATTAACCATCACAGGCACAGGTGCAGCTCAGGGAATAAGATTTGTGGGAGATGATTCCACAGGACTATTGATCGGAGATGGAGAGACAATAAAAGTTGTTGGTGGCACAGGTATTAGCACATCAGTTTCTACAGACTCCACCGGTGATATATTAACCATCAGCTCTGATGGAACCACTGCGGTGGCCAATGTGCTGTACGTTTCCAAGAGTGGATCAGATTCCAACAATGGTCAGACTCTGGCCACATCATTCTTGACCATCAAGGCAGCTCTGGCAGTGGCCACCACAGGTACCACGGTGTTTGTGAAGAGCGGAGATTACACAGAGATCAATCCAGTAACTATTCCGGCCGGGGTGTCATTGGTGGGAGACAATTTAAGAACTACCACTGTGAGACCATTCACTACCAATGCAGATTTATTTTATATCAATAATAAAGTTTATGTGACCGGATTTACTTTTAGAGACCATGTGTCTCCTGCAGCAGCATTTGCCTATAATCCCAATGGATCAGCCGGCACCATTGTGACCAGTCCTTATGTGCAGAACTGTTCCAGTATCACAACCACAGGAACAGGTATGAGGATCAACGGTTCACATGCCTCAGGATTAAAATCCATGGTGTTGGACGCATACACACAATTCAACTCAGGTGGTCGAGGGGTGCATATTTTAAATGATGGTTATGCACAATTAGTGAGTCTTTTCACTATCTGTTGCAACATAGGAGTGCTATGCGAATCAGGAGGACAGTGTTCTCTCACAAACTCCAACACATCTTTCGGCACATACGGATTGCAGGCAGATGGAATTGGCTCTGCATTATTTTCCGGTGCTGTAGATGGCACCAATATCACAATAAACAGTGTGTCCATAGACGGTTTATCCAGTCGCCCATCGGTCAATGATGTGGTTCAGTTTGCCGGGGATAGCGAATACTACACCATTTTGACTGCCACAGCATTGGACAGCAGCTCAGCTTCCACAGTGACATTCATTGAGGACTTGCCCACACTCGCAAACAATACCGTGGCCACTTTCTACAAGAGAAGTTTGATATCTGCCAGCGGCCACACATTTGAATATGTGGGCAGCGGGGATAATATATCAACCGCCCTGCCATCGGGCGGCGGGGTGCCTGTACAGGAGAATGAGATCGTGCAGGTCAATGGTGGACAGGTCTACTACACCAGCACGGACCACAAGGGAGATTTTAGAATTGGCGATGACCTGCTGTTCAATCGAGCGACAGGAACCATAACAGGAAGGACGTTCAGCCGAAGCTTGTTCTCGGTATTAACTCCTTACATATTAGCCCTAGAGGGATCAACCAACAATTAAGAGAGGAGGATAAAAAATGGCACTAGCATTAAACGTATTCAAGACATACACAGCGGAGCTTACCACAGCCTCCACCACTGTCTATACAGCACCGGCATCATACACTGGTATTGTTCTATTGGCGCAGATAGCAAATATTTCAGGAGCATCTGGATCGGTCACGGTAATAGTTACTAACACTGCATCAGGTCAGGCAGAACTATTGAAAAATTTTGCAATTGCTGCAAATGATTCAATATCAGCGGTTTCTGGAAAATTAGTTGTCGAGAGCGGTTGCGAGATCAAGGTATCAGCGGACGCTAACAGCAAATATAAAATAACATTGAGCATACTAGAGAGCGCAAATGAGTAGTAATAGGTCAAAAAGCGGAAAAGTAAAAACCACGCTGCCCACAGCGGTATCGGCAGATAGGTATAACTTTTTACAATTATCCGAGGCGGAACCCAATCTTGGAGTGCCTGCATCAACGGGTTACGTTCTATCCAGCGACACTTCTGGGAACAGATCCTGGATACAAGTGACCTCTTCTGGATACATCACTTTCGTTGGTGATGATTCCACAGGCACCTCGGTAGATCTAGGAGAAACATTTAAGATCGCAGGCACAGGTGGAATAACCACTTCCGTATCCGGAGATACGCTGACTATCTCTGCCACCAATGTGTTGCAAAATACCAAAATTATCAGTGTAGCTGATGACACTTCCACAGTTATAGATTTCAATGCTGGGGAAACAATACTCGTAAGAGGATTAAACGGAATTGTTACCACAGTTTCTGGAGATACTCTAACCATCACAGGACCAAATCTAGGTGGTTATCTAACCAATTCCACTCTCACTTTCGTGGGCGATGACTCTACAGGTACCACACTAAATTCAGGAGAAACTTTAAAAATTACCGGCAATAACAACATCACTGTGGCAGTGATCGACGACGTTGTGACCATCACCGGCAGTAAGGACATCAATGTTAATTCAATAACTTCGGTAGACTCTTCGGCCATACAGATCAATGATGCCGTGAACGTGTCGGGCACATTGACCGCCAATGGCACATTAGATGCTAGGACCATTGTTACCAATGACATTTTTTCTTCAGACTCATCAGCAATACAGATCAATGACAGCGTGAACGTGAGTGGCACATTAACCGTTAATTCGGCAGTTATAAATCGAATCGTGACCAACGATTCCTCTAACATCAACATTAACGGAGCGCCAGTAAACTTCGCCGCAGGTGGAGAGGTGCTCTACAAAGAGGTTGCCACTCTGAGCGATCTATCCGATGTACTGATAGAACTGCCACAAGTGGACCAATTCTTGAGATACAATGGCACAGAGTGGGTCAACGGATCAGGAGCCGTGGTATCAGCGGGTCCAGGAGTGAATTATTTCTTGGCTGCACCGGTTATCACTGCTTCTGATTCTGACAATGACAATGACATCATCACCATGCAGACTTCTCCAGGCACCAACACAGAACAGACTGTGAGTCAGTCTATCAACAATACCACCGATATCATAGCCGCTTTCGTTTCGACCGCCCTGAACAGAACTGTACTAGATGGAGGAAACTGGGCATTCTTGAACCACGCCAGCGTGGACAGCAATGTTGGCGTGACTACCATAGCGAACTACGTTTACACAGTGGTTCCTTTCGTCACTGGCACAGTGACCATCACGGGATCAGGCACATCGAGAACTGCCACTGCATCGGCTGGCAATCCATTTTCTACCAGCGCCATCTTGGCCTCAGCAACCAACACCTTGGCATCATATCTGCAGACGCCCAATGGATTGTTCCAGATCACTGCTCGCTCATCAGACACAGTGGTCACAGTAAAAACACCGAGCACCTACACCAACGAGTCGGCAGTGTCCGGCAGTGTGTGGAAAAAATGGTTTGCCAGCTATTCATCGCCAACAATAAACGGTAGTGTCGGTGCTCAATACAACACGGAAAGCACACAGGTATCATTGCCTGTGACTGCTGCCACTGCGCTGGGTATGATAGTGTTTGGTACAGCCACTAACAACGTAATCATAACTTTCTACTATGATGGACAGGAAAATGCATCATCATTCGCCACACCATTTGGTTCCCTGCACAACACACTGTCGGGATTGCAAGGCGGCACTTCCAACGAATTCTATCATTTATCTTCTTCGGAATACACCGGCACGGGCACGGGCACGTTTGTCAGAGCCAGCTCGCCCAGCATAGCATCTGCCACATTGACCGGCACCACCACGGCCGCCACTATCGTTACCAATGATATTTCTTCTTCGGATTCCACTGCGATACAGATCAACGATGGCGTGAACGTGAGTGGCACACTGACCGCTAATACTTTTGTGACCAATAACATATCTTCGTCTGAATCATCGGCCATACAGATCAATGACAGCGTGAACATATCAGGAACACTCAATGCCAAGACCATAGTGACCAACACTTTGAGCTCAGAAGATTCTTCGGTCATAGTGGTGAACGATGGCATGAGGATATCGGGCCTGAGCTATCCGATCACTGACGGGACCAACGGGCAGGTACTGACTACCGATGGCGCGGGAACATTGACCTTCCAGAATGCCGGCGGAGCGGGCAGCGGATCCGCTGACTCAGTGACTTTCACAGGATTCGGTTCCAACAACACAGCGGTGACCGATGAAAACGTGTTTGGTTATGTGGCCTTGGACCAATCATTTGGTACATCTCCATCTGCGTTAGACTCATTTAATTTAACGGATTATAATGGCGGTTTCTACTACGTTCTAAACTATGATAATACCAGTGGGCAGAGATCCATGGGCAGTGCCAGTATCGTAGCGGGCAACACAGACTCATCGGTGTATGATGCATCCACCTCCGGAGGTGGGGGTGTGGTAGACGGCACGGGAGAAAATTTAAACTTCAGCGCCGGTATGTCTTATCCAACGGCCACTCTCTACGCCGCGGGCAACAGTTCGATCAATACGGCCACTTTTTATAGAATCAGTTTAGGGACGAACCTGAATCCCAGCACCGTGGGAGACACATATAAGGTCGTGAGCGGCTCTATCGGAACCACCCTAGCCACAGCGGATAGCTGGAGCTACTCTACCTACAGAGGAGCGAAATATTACATCACGGTGGTATCCTCAGACACGGGAGAGGCGTCCAACATAGAATGTCTAGTGGTGCACGATGGCGTGAGCGCATACATCACATATTTCAATGAGGTTTTCACAGAGAACAACAGTCTGGTGAGCCTCAGCGCCGACATCAATGGCGGCAATGTGCGGCTGCGTGCATCTTGCAATGGTCCTTGCGTGTTATACATGCATAGAATACTTCTGAGCGATTCTGAGGCTGCCGATGCCCCGAACGCTTACGAGAAGACCGTTGGAACGGTGAACGTTTCCGGCTCTACCTTTACCACACTGGACTCATATGATTATCAAGATTATGCCTACTCTGGTTGTTTCTACCTGGTGACGGCATGGAATGCGACCACTAGCACGGCATCGGTATCTGAAGTGTATCTTGCCACTAATGGATCAACGACAGCTTCTCAATGTAGCGTCTTCGTTTCATCAAAAACGAGCGCCCAATTGGAATTCTCTTCTTCCATAGACAGCGATGGCGTAGTGCGTTTGAAGGCAGCGGCCAGCGACACCTCGGGAACCACTGTGTGCAGCATCTATCGAGTGGCTCTAACTGATCCACCAGAGGCAGCCGCATTTAAAACCATGGACACTTTCAATAAAACATTATATCGTGGATCAAAGTATACAGTGTCGGTGTGGTCAGACATACTAAATGAAGGTAACCAATTTGATGTATCTGTTATACACAATGGTACCACGGCATTCGTCACCCAGTATGGTTGGATCGCCACGGGCACTACCTATGCCTACCCAGGATTCATCACAGTCGACGCTGACGTGAGCGGACAAAACGTGATATTGAAAGGTGTGAGCACCGGTGAGTCTACCCTGAGAGTTACCATGGCCAGACACAGAATACCTATTTAAATTACCAAAAATACGGTTCGATATTGACATATTTCCTTTTTTGTGTTATAAATACAGCTGACACAACAAGAACACAAACACACACACAGAAAGGAGTTTAAGTTATGTCAATTAAATCAAAAAGCGGCTACGAAATACGTGCCGATCTACTAGGTTTAGCGAAAGATATCGCTGAATTTAACTACACAATCAAACACGCTGAATACGAAGCGAGCTTAAAGAAAGATGGTGACCAAGTGGTTGCTGAATTCAAAGTTCCAGTGATCACAGCAGAAGACATCATTGACACAGCAAAGAAGTTCAATGACTTCGTGACCAATGGGCAGAACTACACAGAACAGGCTCAGATCTTGGTTGAGAACGTGAAGAAGTTCAATGACAAAGTTCAGGAAAGTTTTAAACCTGAGACTATTCAGAAGAATGTAAAAGAATTTCAAGACAATGTTCAGAAATTCTATTCAGTTTTCACCAACGGTGTAGCTAAAAACTAATACCCAAGAAAACGAGACACACTGAGCTCGGCGACGGGCTCAGTGATCAATCGAGGTTAGAAAAATGCAACCGTACAATGAACAAGAAAACAATTGGTTGAGCAAGACCAAACAAAAGATCATCAAACATTACCGCGAATATGAGCCGGTGTATGCGGCTCTAGTGGGCATAATGCTGATAATGCTTTTGATATTAGCTGCATTGACAAGCATAGACAGTTTCTACGAAATAGGCAACTAATATCGCTGGGTTTTCTAGATAAGTACATCATGTTTAATCCACTGGACTTTTTCACAAGTTCTATAGTGACACAACCATCATACCCACGTGGTTTCAATATAGAGGTATCCCCCAACGCAGGCAATTTCCAGGAATACACCTACGAATTAGAATGGATGGAATGTTCTTGGAATATCACTTACCAATGCATAGACATGGTCACTGCCTATTGGTATCCTTGGATACGAAACAATTAGACTATAAGATCTAGTATAGTCTGTAATTTTCCTTTAATGCTTTTATTATTGAGAGTGTTTCTCAATCCCGCATGTAGATTTTTTGGCCAGCATTCAAATGCACACCAGGCATATGAGCTGTGTTCTTCATTTAATTGTGGAAGGAATTCTTCCGCCACACAGATCACGTATGTGTTGAAGAAAAATTTTTGGTCATTGCTGGTGAATAATTCCAGAGGTATGACTTTTTTAAAGGCAGCAGTCAACCCAATCTCTTCTTGAATTTCTCTTTTCAACCCTTCAAAAGCACTCTCTGTGTACTTGTTCTGTCCTCCCACCAATCCCCACATGCCGCGAGTTTTTTCATCATTGCGTTGTAGGAAAAGAAATCTTTTGGTGTTCACTGCGTAGAACAACGCACCAGAGCATATGATATTTTGTTGCATTTAATTATTATAGCACAAGTGTCCAACGGCCTGCAATATAGATACCCTCATAACTCTTAACCCAGTTTGTGCCATTGTATTTGTATTGAATACCTGTGTTAAGATTGGTAACATATTCCACTGAGGAATCAAATGCTGATGCGTCCCATACCACGCTCCATGAGTCGGTAGCACTGTTATATTGTACGATATCATTGGCTTGGGCATTCAATCCACCTTGCCAGTATTGTGTGCTATCCCCAATGTCTGCTGTGATAAGATATCTAGTGCCGTTGGCTGGAGCAATATTGGCATCAAATGTTAATGGATTTATAATTTTATTCACTGATGGTATGGTGTTGGCTGGTATAGTGTCACTATCAATGTTGAATAATAATATGGTCTCATCTAATGGAGACACTGATATGGTTCCCACCACTTCATTACCATTTTCTTGCTCTAGTTTGATTTGGCTCAAACCATTTGTGATTCTTCCGTATTGAGTTAACAGTATATTCCAATTAATCGGTGGTCCAAACTGTTCAAAAGGATCCAATGTTGTCTCTGCCCTAGCACCTGTGTAGAATCCATCACCCCCCGAACTGACATTAGTACCGGTGCTGCCCAATATTCTCAACTGGTTACCTGTTAACAATAGAGCATAATTGTTGGGAGTTACATAAGATTTTGATATTAGAGTTCCGTCTATTAATCCTTCCGCTATGCCTCCATCGTCATCATACACACTCATAATAATTTTTTGTATCACTCCCAATTTAGATACCTTAACTGGTGGTGACAACCATATAGGCATGCTGAAGCTGATCGACGCCACGTCTATTTCTGTGTCAGCACCCACGGGAATGGATCTTGAACTGTATGTTATTTCTTTCAACTCGATATAACTCAAGCTGGTCCAATCGATATAGTTGTCACTCTTTTGAATTTCAAAATCTGGATTGAAGAGATATAAGATCTGTTCCAGTATCTGTAATTTCATGTCTGTATTTGTGGTGTAGATATCTGCCTTAACATTTAATCTAAAAGGACTAGGCATGACTTTCTCTATGGTGTATCCTGCTCCTAGAGTATTATCATATTCTCCAGTTTCTTCATTATAATTTCTCTCTTTGAGATGTTGTTTTTCTATATGATAAGGATTCTGCATTCTGTCTCGGTCATAATCTAATGATGTAATATATGCAGCAATTTTTGGTGCTGACTGCAGAGCGTTCTCGCTGTTATTTCTAATGATGTTGGCCACTTGTCGAGTCATATCTCCATAGGTCACTGGTACCTGTCTTAATTGCACCACTCCGTCTTTGCCTTTACCCAACTCTATAGAAAAGTTACTCAATACTCGAATAAACTGAGTCATAAATTTCCTAATCTGTCCGTCGTAAAAATGAAGCATTAGTTGTCAGCCTTGGGTTTTAGAGCATTGGTCAGTGTCTGCCTTTGTTCCACAGTTAATCCATTGATTGTGGTGGTACTGCTGTTATTAACAAAGCCAGTTTTAAATGTATTTCTGGTATTGTTATTAGTTGTGGTCAATCTCACACTGTCTTCCACTTTGATCCATCTTATACCATCAAAACGAAATAATCTATTAGGTAAGAAATCCAATCTCAAAAAATAGTCACCTTTGTTAACATTTGATGTTGGGAAACTGGTTCCTGCACCTGCAACATATCCATTAGGTGGTATGCCATCACCATTGTAATAAAAACCATAATGGCTGCTGGCT